ATAATGACAACAGCGGCGGACCAATGCTTGTCTTAGGCGCTACAGGCGGCAGCGCTTCTGGAAGCAATAATCTAGTTTCTAATAGTGTTACGTATGGTATTTTTTCGTTCCAAGGATCTGATGGCACTGATTTAGTTGAAGCTGCAAGAATTTCAGCTGAAGCAGATGGGACACCAGCTGCTAATGATATGCCAGGCGCAATTGTTTTTTCAACCACTTCGGATGGGAATGATTCGGTAGATCGGCGGATGGTAATTACGGGAGATGGCTATTTACGTCTTCATACAAATAGTCCAGGCATTCAATTTAATAACGATACTGCAGCAGCTAATGCTTTAGATGATTACGAAGAGGGAAGCTGGACTCCTACGGGCAATAATAACTTTAATAATATTACAAACGCCGAAGGGTATTATACAAAAGTTGGGAAAATAGTAACGCTTAATTTCCAGTTTAATTATGGCAGCCTGGACGACTCAGCGACTTATTCAGCAGTGGCTGGAGTTCCGTTTCAGCCAGGTGATTACAATTCAAATACAGGTGTAGAAGCCACAAATTGTATATTTGGAACAAATAAACTTGTTTTAATTTACGTAAATAGTAATAGCAACAATTTGTTTTTTGAAACCTCACGACCATTGGCAGGCTCTGCCGGCACAGGGGCTGATTTCTTTAGAGGAAGTATTACTTACCTGACTTAAAGCATATTTACTAAGCCCGCAATGGCTATAAACTAAAACCTAAAGCTTAATAGCAATGTCTGATAACTATAACTGGAAAGTTCTTACTATGGATCGCGAAATTCGCGAGGGTGTTGTAGAACGTATTTATTGGGAACTTTCCGCTGAACGTGAGCCAGATTACGTAGCAACGATTCAAAGCTTTTGTAATTTCACAGCTAACCCACTTAGTCCTGGGTTTATTCCCTATGAAGATTTACAAGAAGAAACTTGTATTGGCTGGGTAAAAGATCAAGTCGGTCCAGAAAAAGTACTTGACTATGAATCACAAATAACTGAAAATTTAAATGAACAACAACAGCCCACACACGAAGCTGGTGTGCCCTGGGAAACTAGTGTGGTAACGCTAGAATAAACAATACTGGTATGTGACAAAGAAATGAGCACTCTTAGGCTAACAAATTTACAGCATACGGATGCTAGTGATCCTAATATTGTGCTGGCAAACGATCGAACAGCAGCATTAGCAGATGGTACAGCTAGTGCTCCAGCTTTGTCATTCCAAGATGATTTAGATACCGGTTTATATTCTCCTGGTGCAAACTCAATTGCTTTAGGTGTTGGTGGCTCTGCAATTTTAACTATTGCAAGCACTGGAAATACAACTTTTACTGGAGCAATTACAACAACTTCTTTATCAGCTCAGAGCACAGCAACTAACTCTTGGTTCCAGACCGGAACAAATTTAGGCGGAGCTGACTATGTTTGGGCTGCCAAAGATACAACTGCCAATGTTTGGCATTCAGGATTACAAACGGATGGTGATTTATACATTGGAGGAGATTTAACTGGTAGTAACAGGATTGGACTTACTGGTAGTACTGGAGCAGCATTTTTTGCTACACAAAATCTTGACATAGAGTCAACTGGCAGATTAACAATTAAAAGAACAACACATAGTCCTGCCTATGGTCAAGACGCTTTTAGAATTTTAGATCGCAATGCTAGCAACGTAGAAAGAGTTTCGATGTATGCCGATGGAAAAGCTGTTTTTGGAAATACCTCAGGATCATATGTTCAGATAGCACAAAACAGTGGTGTCACTATAAATGATGGCGCAATCGATTTATATCAACAGACACAAACAGCTACTGCCACGCCTTTTAAAGTACAATCTGATGTGGGTGGCTCATCAGGAGATAAAATTGAAAAATTTGTTATTCTTGCTGATGGAAGTGTTGGTATTGGTAAAACATCTAGCTTAGGAGCTAAATTACATGTTGAAGATAGCTCTGCAACTGATACAACACCAGTTAAAATTCGTAATTACAAAGCAAGTGTAAATACAAAAGCTGCGTTATTGTTTGAATGTTCTACTTCTGGCAATCAAGGTGGTAGTGCAGCTATTAAAGGCGTATGTGGAACCGATGCAGGAGGTTTAAATTCTCAAAATGATGGTGGTTTAGAATTTCAAACTTCTAGTGGAGGTGCAGGTACCTTAGCTACTGCTTTATTAATAAATAAAGATAGAACACTCCAGCTTCCTTCAAACTCTCCAGGTATTGGTTTTGGTAGTTCTACTTCTGCTGATTTACTAGATGATTATGAAGAAGGCACCTGGACTCCTGTGCTTAAGAGTGGCACTAATACAATTACATATAGTGGAGGCGATAGTCAATTTACTTACACAAAAGTTGGAAGAGTAGTAACAGTTAATTTTACTTTAAATAATGAAACTACAGCAGGCACAACTGGAGGTACTTTTTCCGTTGAAGGCTTGCCCTTTGCAGCTATTAGCACTCAATCCAATAGGTTCATAGGAACTATTGTTAATTATTATAATCTTGGATTGTATTTGAATGGTTGGCCAGCTTATGTCCATCTAGATGCTAACCAATCCAAAATTAATGTTTACTATAAAACTGCCGCTAACGGTCAGTATGATGCCACTACTGTTTCCAATGTCGGCGGCAGTTCATTTATGCAGTGGCAAATTACTTATTTTACTTGATTTTATTTAGCCCGCAATGGCTCTAAACTAATACCTAAATCTGTTTTGTCTGGAGGACAATCCTAATGGCTTACGAAGAAAAGATTGAATACAAGCTGGAAATTATTCCCCCTTGGTCTATCATCCAGTGCCGTCGTGCTGACATCGTTCTTAAAGATGGTGTAGAAATTGCTCGTGGTTATCACCGCACTGTATATTCCCCTGGTGATGATGTTTCTGAAGCACCGCAAGAAGTACAAGATGTTGCAGGTGCACTCTGGACTCCTGAGTTAATCGAAGATTACAAAGAGAGTATTGATCCAACTCCGGTTGAACCAATCACAGAAGAAGAAGAGGTTGCAACTACAGATGAAGTAGTTACAGATACAGAAGAAACGACAGATACGGAAGCCGTATAATAGTTAAATAAAAAGTACGTTGTAAAATGTCGGGTACCTTAAGGCTACGTGGATCAACATCTGGTTACGCTGAACTGCAAGCAGCAGCAGTAGCAGGCGATCAGACCTTTATCCTTCCTGCAGTTGGTGGTACCCTTCTTACTACCGACTCTCCAATTGGTAATTTAACTCTTGAATTAGGCAGTGCATCTCAGCCTTCTCTTCGGTTTGAAGGCGATACTGACACTGGTTTATTTAGTAGCGGTGCTAATACTCTTAATCTTGTTACTGGTGGTAGTAATAAATTAGTTCTTGGTGCAACAGCTCATACAATTTATTCAGGAACAAACGGATCTGTTCGTGCATTAGATATTGATAGCAATGGCTATGTAGGAATAGGTGGAACTACAATGACTGATGATAATTTATTAAACATACAAGGATCAAGCGCAACCAAAAACATTGGCGTTGTTCTAAACGATACAAACACTTCTAAGATTTACGGCATTCAAAATGGTGGAAGCAACTTTAAGATATTTGATTACACAGCTAGTCAAAACAGGTTTACCATCACCAGCACCGGAGCTGCGGAGTTTGGTGGAACTGGAAAATTCGATGGTCATGTAGCTATTGGTGAAGCTGTAGTTAGTGATAATCAGCTTAGAGTTACATCAGATTCGGTTTATAATATCGTAGCTTATTCAAACCGTTCAGGCGGAGCCGAAACAGATCACAACTTTACTGGTATCAATGACAGTGGGATTACCTCATTTATTACAAAAGGTGGATCTGCCACGTTTAAGAGTGTTGTTGACGTAACTTCTGCAACTTATACATACATTGGTCGTAGATCTTCTGATAACACTGCAACGTTTGCTGCTACCGATGCTGGATATGTAAATATTGGGCCTGTCAGCGGTAATAACTCCAACATTATTTTAGATGGCACGAACGGTAATGCCACGTTTGCTGGGAAGGTCAGTATTGGAACGACGACTTCAGACGAGATCTTACACGTTGCAGCAGCAAGTGAGACTGTAAGCAGTCGTGATGGTGTGTTGTTTCAGTCCACATCAGCTTTAGCAGCTGACACGGGTTTACCTCTTGTATTTACTTCGCATATTGGAACTCAAGCTAACTACGGCGTAGCTTCTATTGCAGGTCGAAAAGAAAATGCAACCAGTGGCCAAGCTGGTGGCTATTTACAATTTGCAACGGGCAATGCTGCTGGATCTATTACGGAATCAATGCGTCTTACCTCTAGTAAGCAGTTATGGGTTAATACAACTACTAATACTCATAATTACAACTTAATTGTAAACGGACCTACAAAAACAAGTTGGTTTACTTGTGACTCAACAGGTGGAACTGTTGATGCTTCTGCTGCTTCTACTTTAACTATTAACGGATTTAATCCAACGTTTGTCCAGGTTTACATTAAGGTAAATTTTGCAGCTAATGGCGCACTACAGGCTCACTTTGATTATGAACTTATTACTTGTGATGCTCAAGGTAGCGGAGGAACAACGGCAATTAGACAATCATTGAATGAATCCACAGGCTCTTTCCAAGTAAGTACTTCTGATTTTGCCGTCACCAAATCAGGACAAAACATTACTATCACTTACACCAATCAGAACGCTGGACAAAATCAGATAAGCTACTACGTTAAAGGTTTATTTAACAGTTTGACTCTTTCGTAAAAACCCATATTGCAACACTAGAAAATAACTGATATATTATTTACGAGATAACTTTTAATTATGGCCTGTAAAAAATCTGAATTAGTGTCAGCCATTAATTCTTTTGCTGCAGCACGCAGTTCAAATGATGGAAACCTTATTCAGTTTTCTAGCCAACTTTTGGTCCAATATGTTGATAGCCTGGAATACGAACCCGAAGAAGAGGAAACCAATGACGATCAACCTGAGCAAAGCAGCTAAGTATTACAAGGAGGAATCTCACCAGCTTGCTGCCTGGAATTGGCTTGAATCTGTTTTGACAGATGAACAACTTGATGAATTTGCGGATCTGTATCGTGCAGGTCCTGCAAATCCCTCAGGAAAAATCATCACACCTGACATTATGCAGAAACTTACTGGATATCAAGCCAGTAATTTTGATGAAACTTTTTGTGGTGATTTCAACAAGTTGTTGATGACAACAGGTTTTGATCAGCACAGAGAGGCCATGTGCATGTTGATTGCTAATCTCATGCATGAAACAGGAAACTTTCGTTGGATGAAAGAAATTGCCGATGGCACAGCTTATAACAACCGTGCTGATCTAGGTAATGGCCCAAATGACGGGCCTAAGTATAAAGGTACAGGTGTACTAATGCTAACTGGAAAGTACAACTACACGCGCCTGGCAGCTGAATTACATGATCCACTTATCGTGGAACGCGGATGTGAGTATGTAACTGACCATTATCCTTTTAGATCTGCTTTAACATGGATTAAAGATAACGATCTATTAGGTATTTGTCTTGGACAAGGATTCGACGCCTGTTGTTACAGAATCAACGGAGGATGGAACGGTAAAGAAGACCGAGACCTTAAATACGAAATTACCAAAAAAGTTTTTAACGTATGAAGGAATTGCAATAGCAATTTTTGGATTGGGTTTTTGGGGTGTTGCTTCTATAGTTTTATTAGTAAATAAATTAATACAATGAAAAATAAAGATAAACCCATTCGTGTCAACGTTTGTTGGGAGTGTGGCAAGACGCGCAAATGCGAGACAATGGAAAAAGAAGATGCTTATAAAACCAAACGTTGGGTTGAAGCAAATGATGGATTTATCTTTTGGTTCCAGGCATTAGATGATTAATCATCCCATCCTGTTTCTTCTTTGTATTTACGAATAGCTTCATCAATTCGATGACTTGTTAAAGACATATTTTTACGACGTTTTATTTCATCTTTAATGCGTTGTTTGTCACTCCGTAACGACCACTGTGCAAGAAACACAGCATCGTCAGGAGTGATGCCTTTTACTTTTTTACAGAAGGCTTAAGCTTAAGCACAGCCTTTAATACAACTTGAATAATGCTGTTATCTTTTAAGGGAGATAAAGCAATAATTTCAGAAGCTGCTGCAATAATAATCCAAGTAATAGGATTAGTAAGAATCTCTTGCATGGTTAAACTTAACTCAACAACACTATTCTACCGGTCAAATTCTTCTTGATCATTCTCTGGAATAAAAAGCATATACTCATTTGGTTTTTTGTTTTGCTCAGTTTTTGTTTCCCAGAAATATTCTTCTGATTCACCAAGGCGCCCCCATTTTGCATTGGGACTTTCAACTTGAAAATATCGACTTGAGACAAGAAAGTCAGGTTGTTTTAACGTCTCGGGGGACAAAGAAGGGTCAGCAAGACGGCATCTGTTGTTGGGATACGCTGCAATTTGACCATTCGGCAACCCAATAATATTGAAGGATTTGTGTTCATCTGGCGTCTCTGCGAAAGAGATATCAGTCCTAGAGCGGTCGCCATTAAAGCTGTCAATAGTAAACAAATATTCGCCAGGGATAGTACCGTGGGTTTTGGTTCTGATTTCCCATCCCATTGTGAACGTAAGATTTTTTTCCAGGGTGGTAATGTCATAACTAAAACAATTCCAAAATTGTAATTCTTCTAGAGGTAAATCTGGTGCTGGTGTTTCAGGAGCATCAGGAGAGTCTGAGTCCCAAAGCAAAAAAGCAGAAATGGGTAGTTTGTCAAACAAAGCTCCATATTCTGGAAGAAACGTTTCAAAATAAAACACACGCCCAGGAATAGATTTTACACTAGTCCAATAACCCAAAGTATATTCACCATGACCATCACGAAGATCGCGAAGATATTCTTTACGCACCCATACTTTAACCGGAGGAAGATTGGTAATTAAAGTAGACACAAATCAGACATCATATTCTTTGCATTCTGGCATCCAAGGCTCAGCTGTGCAATACATTTTAAAAAACTCAGTAGGTTTAATTATCTCTTCTTTATGTTCTGTTTTACCTGTCCAATAATCAGAGATTAAATCTTTAGTTTGGTCTACTCTGCCTAAGGAATCAGTAGTCATAATAATTTAGACACACTTTTATTGTAGGTCTAGGCAACGTTAGTATATGTTGCAAAAACATTAGGAAATTTATCATCCATAGAATGATCACGTTCCCATGCTGCACGCCATTGTGTTAGTGAATGTTCGTGTGTTGTATCAATCCAATTCTCAGTAGCGTCTAATAAAACACGACCAGCTGTAATGTCCCCTGGATCCGGACCAATTAACCAAGACAATGGGTTACCATCAGAATTTTGATAGTTAACTTGAACAATACCATTGGGGTCAACAATTGTACAAAGATTTTCTGTAAAACCATTTAATGTAGATAATGTAATACCACTAGTAACAGTATTAGGAACAATTTCTACAACAGCTTCATTAAGATCATTTTCTGTAATCAAATAAGTAATATCAGAAGTATCTTCACATAAGAAAAATAATTCATCATTTGGAGTTTGAAACTCTACAACTAAACCAACACCATACTGAAACTCTTCATTTCTATCAGCAGAAATACAAATTAAATAATTTCCAGCTCGTAAAGGAAAATAACGATCATCCCCACGATCTGCATTAGTTGAACTAAATGTATTGTATAAGTCACTTTGAGCAGCCATAACCTGACCGGTATAGCTATTGTCAAATGTAGTATGAAAACTATCGCGATTGTTTTGTACTAATGCCGAATCAGCTTGAAAAATATTACGTCCTTGAACTGGGTTTTTGTTTTGATCAAGAACACTAATAGAAAATCGTGTCGTTAAAGGAGATCTCCTGGTTGATAATTGATTATTTCCTGTTGCTAATTCAGAAGAAGCTTTAAATAAAATAATCCATGCTTCTGAAGCAAGCGTAACCTGGAACCAGTGGTTGTATGTTTCACGCCCATAACCACCAGATATAATTTCACTTTTTGGTCCCAGGGTACCTTTTAACATACGTAAAGACGTAGCATTAAAAGTTCCAAGATTTAAAGGATTGTGTTGTGAACGTTCTCTTTGCGCTGTCATTCGCCCACAGAGGCTTTATTCTCCATTGTACTTCTGGGAAATATCACAAGGATTTTCAATCGTTGGCCGATAAGACATAGAAATTAAATCTTCAATAGGTAAATTATGACGATGACGTTTTGCCATTAGCAATAATTTCTTTGGATTTAACTCAAGATCAAGGTAATGAAAATCTTTTGGAACATGGGCTCGATTCCAGCTAGAGCACATATGCAATGGATTACCACACCATTTGTTTCGACAACGTCTACTAATACGCATGCTGCCTACATCACCCCAAGTAAATGTATAAATTGCTTTATGAATACTAACGCGATCAGCGCGACGATCCATTTGTCCAGATCGATAAGAAGGAAAATTAATTCTTTTTGGTGTTTTATATTCTCTATAGTTATCTTCTTCTAAATGAATTGGCCAACATTCTGTAGGCTCCTTAACCTCAATAAAATTTAAAATGTCTTTTGCATCTTGTTGATACACATTATGTAAGTAATTAACGTCTAAACCACAAATATTTGATTGAATACGTCGTACACAGTGATAACACCAATGTTCTTTTTTATCCCGTATTTCATGACCAAAAGGACAGGAAAAGCCTCTGTAATATCCTAAAGCTTCCAAGGTTTCGTCTTCTTCATTTGGAAGGTATCTGAAATTCAGTCCATCCAGGATTTTTTTAGCTCTGTATTTGCGGTTAGTAAGCGTGTTTGCCATGGTTAGGGCGGACTTTGGTGTCTCAGGGCGGACTTTGTTTTCGATGCAAATCAATTGCAGGGCAATGGATCTCACGTAAGTCTCATCATTCTTACCCCCTTATTTCTATTTATTCTAGTAAAAACGACCCTTTTGGGCGACAGTTTTGGGCGACAGTTTTGGGCGGCCTTTGCCCCAAAGTGTCACCCATTAAGGTACCCCAAAAAGGTCGTTTTTCTAAGACTAAGAGGTTTAAGGGGGTCGAGATCCGCCCTAATAGCTGGAACCCCTTCCAACACAATGGATTACAGCAGGGCTGAGATTGAAATGAGACAACCAAACTCCGCCCTACAAAAAAATTAGGACCCAAAAGGCTACAAAAAGTTCAGGCCGCTACAGCTTTCTTGTTCTTTTTACGTCGCTTGGGCTTACGTACTACAGGCTTATCAATCTCAATTGGGTCTTTCAACGTCTCTTCAAACACCTCGTTAAACTGTTCTGCAATTGTGTCCCATTGATACTTAGAGTCTGTTGCACGCTGGAAACAGTCAGCTCCAACCTGCTTAAGCAATGTCCTGTCTTCGTACAGCTCTACTAAAATCTCAGTCAGATGCTCAGCACTGGGCACTGGCATGTCCCGGTTGTAGTTCATGTCCACATCAATAAAACAGTTATCGATCAAGGGTGCAGCTCCCTCGAAGATCTCCTTACAAGACGTGTGGTTGGGCACTACCTGGGCGACACCACAAGCTGCATGCTCATGGTTGACCAGGCCATGACCTTCTCCTTTACAGGTGTTAACGCCCACATCACAAGCGTTATAGATGATATTAAGCAAGCCAATATCAACTGAAGGAGGCTGGGGAGTATCAGTAGTCATGATGATTCGACCATTGGGATCGAGGCCACGCTTACGCATCTCACGACCAAACAAATGCATTACATCCCAACCCTGGTCTTTCTTGCCCATATGAAGGTAAAGCTTGGTATCAGGACGACCAATAGCAAATTCAGCAAAGGCATCAATCGTGATATCAATACGCTTCCGTGCTTGATTACGATTGCCATTAAAAACAATAAAACCATCCTCTGCCAGATTTAATTTTTTACGACACTCAACCTTATCAAGAGGGAAGAATTGACCATCTGTTACACCATGAGGAATAACAGTAATCGCTTTAGTAATTCCAGCAGAGTGGAATTCACGCGCACCAAATTCTGTGTAAACAACAATGCCATCCCAACTGCTTGCATGGTCGTTTAAACAACCAGTCCAGCCATAGCTGTCCATTGGCATGTAAGCTACAAATTTAAACTTACCGGCATCGTGGTAATCTTTAATTTGGCTATAAAGTTGATTAACAATCCACGCATCGTTATTAACAAAAATTAAATCAGGTTGTTCTTTTTCTACAGTTTCACGAATACGTTGAACACCAAAAGGTTCTGTTTGAAAACGATTGGATGAAGGATACATTTTAAATTCCGTTTGGAATTCATTGGGATCTCCCCACCAGTTATTGCCTAAAACAACAATTTCATATCGATCTTTTAGCCTAGTGATTAGGTTTTCAGTAACACGTGCAAAACCTGTACGGGCAACGATATCACCCGACCACAAAATCTTCGGCTTGTTAGACATTAGATCATAAAAACTGATCTAACTATAACAATTAATCTTGATTATTAGGTAGGTGTTGCTTGTACCCAACATCAATCTGCCCATAAAAATCTTTATAGCGTTCAGGATTTTCACCTAAATCAATTAATGACGGATAACTATCAAAACGTTGTTGACCTGTTCTAATAGCAACATTAAAGACACGCAAACCTTTTGTATTGCGACGAACATAAATATTTAAATGTAATTGATGATTAAAAATGTCTACCAAAAGTGACTCAAAACGTGAGCGAGACATGATGTTGTTGTTGGAATTCATGCAGAATTCGCAATAACTAGCGTATAGCCACTCATTAGTTTTGGCGTAATGAGTTGAACTCCCCTGGGGGGCAAACTTCTTAAAGCCAATTTGAGCAGATGTATTGAGTTCAAAGACAAGACAGTGATGCATCCAGTCTTTAACAGGGTTTGATTTAAGTTGTTGATCAATGGTGTAATCAGAAAAGAACTTAACGTGCTTAGTAGTTTCCATTAGATACTCCCGCATTTGATCATGGGACATATCCAATAACCAGTTAACCAACCCTGGAAGCATGGGAGCAAATTCACCAAATGCATTTCCTTGATCATCCATATCAATCAAGGTTTTTTGTTCTTTTGCACTACCACGGAATGGATTATTGAATGGAATCGTGAGACGACGACGTGCCAAACCTGAAGTAGGATCCGTTGTTTGGATTGGTTCGTTAGCAGTAATCATGCACAAGCCATCAAATTTAAATGGTTTTTGTTTACCTGTTTGATATTTGTGCTCATTCCGGAGAAGATCACGACCAGTCAGTGCCTTCAAGATAGAAACACTACCGCCATAACGCTCAACATCATTAAAAAGAAGTAGTTTCTTTTTATAAAGGTTTGCTGTTTCAAACCTGTTTTTCTCAAGGTGTTCCAAAGTTGATATTGTTGTATTCTCATCTCCCACTAAAGCATTACAAAGATTGGCATAGGTCGATTTACCTGACTTACCGGGACCAACAATTTCAACAAACTTTTGAATATCAGATGAGCTTAAAAGAACAGCACGCAACCATGCACGTAAAACCTGGACACGACCCCAGTCATTGTCTTGTGTAAACTTCAACCATTTAATAATGGCTTCACACTCTGCATGTGGATCGTACTCATATGGCAGCAGTTGAGTTAAATAAAATTCTCTTTGAACAGGCATTAAGCCTAAAGAAGAAACATCTAATACACCATTTTTAAAAAGCAACATGCTTTTATTTTCATTCCATGAATCAAAGTTCAGTTGCATCTTCAATAAATTAAAGATGTCATTAATAAGCTTTGAACCAAAGCCCCGAGGCAAATGTTCTTCTTTAAGAATATTTAATTTTTCATAAATATCTGCTTTTGCTTCTAGCTCATTAAGTGGTGACCAAAGTCCAGGAGATGTCCTTTCATACATAAAAAATTCTTCATGCCCTTTTGAGTACAAAAAGTTCCCGTTGTACATACCCAAAAGAATGTTTGCAATAACATCATCAGACTTATTGCGTTTACGTTCTTGTTTTTGAGGGCGAGTAAATGAAACCTTTGATTCAGGAGTTGATGTCAAAGAATTTAAAACGGCGTTAAGTGAAGACATGTTGTTATCTTTTTCAGCTTCTTCTAAACATTGAACTGTGTACTCTAATAATGTGTCGTCAACATTTAAACCACGATGACTTTCATCAAATTGGAATCCATGTTCTTTAGCCATGTGAAAAAGAGATCCAATGCCACGACCACCACCTTTTGAAAAGGAAAGCCAACGACGATGACACTCACCTTCTTTATATTTTTCTGATTGTTTAGACCATTCATCCCATTGCTCTAAAAGAGAATCATCAACAGAATGAAGAGATTGACCAATGGTAATCCAAATATCATAATCATCAGTTGCCTCTGGCGGCAATTTCCATAAAGCATCAACAGCTTCTTTAATCGTGCGTTCTAATCCAATTGTGGTATTAATAGCAAAATTTGGCCCATAAACACGGCCCACTGATTCAGTTGGAGAACCTTGTTTTTTATTTTTAATTGCAATTTCAGTAAGAATCCAAGGAGGTAAATTAGGAATTTTTTCAATAAAATTAAAATCTTGTCCTTCTTTTGTGTAATATCCTTCTGTATCAGGATGAGCACCCATCAAGACACCTTGATGTCGTTGCCAAAGAATTTCAAGCTTTTCACGATCAGCACTAGCATGCCAGCAATATTTATTACGAACAAAGTGTTTCCAAATTTGCTTAGGTGCTTTGTATAATTTTCGTTCTCGCCCTTCTTTACCTGAACAAATGGTCAGCGTAGAAGGCAAAGCCTCTTCAACAGAAGAACCTGAAAGTTCTTTAATTTTTTCGTAAACACTAGGACCATCAATATCGACCCAAACAAAACCATAAGGTTCATTGTAAATAGGTCCACTTAACAAGCCAACAGCTTTACAAAGTCCTTCTTCAATTTCATGTGCAATATCGTTTACAGTAAATGGTTTGTTTTGCCAACCAGAAACGTAAGGATTTTTATTGTTTCCTAAAGGAGTAAGCGGCCAATCAACAGGGATTAAAGAAAGATTAATTTGCCCTGGCTCTAAAGCATTAAAATTCTGGTTTGACATCAGACTCATAGTTCGATCCTTACTGTAAAACTTTTTTGTTCAAATGCAGTGTTTTTTGTTATTTCATAAGCATGAAAATGTGCATATGAAGGCAATAAAAAACAGTCTCCATCATGAGCAGATGCCATGATGCAAGCGAGATGTGCAATCCACTGCCCCATTGCGATGCGGTGCTCCATGGGGTTTTGAGTTGTTTTGTCTTATTATCCTACGGTCTTTACATCTAAAAATAGTTCGATATAAAAATTATTAATTAATTGATTTAGAATAATAAAATCATAAAGGACTTGGATTGTGTCTTATACCGGTATTGAAGGCATTGTTTACAATGATGCAACTGGGATGTATGAACCAGAAAGAAAAACTTTTTACGATGAAGCAGGCAATGAAGTCGATATGAATGCTACTTTTGGTGGTCGTAATATTACATTAGGAGATAGCAGAAGTAATTATGGAAGCACTCCGCAAAAAACACCAGAAGAAATTCTTAGTGAAACAGTAGCAACTCTTACAGATGTTGTTCCTAATACAGAGGGAACAAGTGGAACAAAAACTGATAGTTTTGATGTAGCTACTTATATGGCAGGATTACAAGCTGATATTGATAGTTATGTACCAGGAGCTTATGGTGCAGGATTTTTAGACGAAGTAGAAGAAGAAAATAAAGCAAGTCAAACAACTAAAAAAGAAGAAGAACCTTATAAAGAAGAAATTGAAAAATTAAAATTACCTGATAAGGTATTTAAAGAAGTAAAAACAGGACAAAAAGGTATAGAAGAAAAAGATTGGGAAGACAAATCAATTTCATTTGATGGAAAAGGTTATGACGAGTATATGAGAACAGATGGAGATAAGAAAGAAATTCAACCTATGCTTGATGCAGGTATGAGTAAAGCACAAATAAAACGATGGGGAAAAGCTTTAGATATTAGCAATGTTAATAGACAATCTGAGGCAGAGGAAATTGTAAATGCTTTTCAAACAGGATATTTACCAGGCCAAAAACCTAAAACAAGTTTTGAATTAACAGATAAAGTACAAGATAGTTTTGGTAATGTATTTACCAATAAAGATTTAAGATCTACCAAAAGAGGTGGCGCCTCAGCTGAAGAAATTGAAAGCTTTTTAGCTGATTATACTAAAGGAGGTGGCAGAGTTACTGACAAAGTTTATGATAGGCTTGGTGTTTTCGGTGGCATTAGCAAAGATTATGGAAATAAATTTGATAAAAAAGAAATGAAAGAATTAGAAGCCACTGGCGCAACAGAAAAAGATATCAAAAACTTTTTAAACGATTTTATAGATAAAGGTGGAAAAGTAGGGAAGAAAGTTCAAAGTAAATACCTTGACTTTCAATTTCTCTAAATATTATCTAGGTCATAAACAATACAATTATTAATTTGTTTGTAATATTCTTCTACAATTTTTAACCAATCTTTTTGGCAATAGTCAAGATGACGGCGAGAGATTTTAAATAGCTGTGTGTCAGCAGGTGTTGACACAATAATAGCTGCCTGTTCAACTTTAAGATTCAGTGTTTGTTCAATACCTAAGGCATAAGCACCCAGTTGTAGACAGCATTTTTTAAATTTCATATAGCCACCTAAACGAGTTCGCCACTCCTGGGAACCCTTTTCAAAATCTTTAGGCCACCAACGACAGTATGGTTTGACACTAGTCTTTAGATCAGCAAGCGTTAGCTTGCCGTTGGCGATCCCAATGATGTCAGGACTACCAACCCATGGTCTCTCTTCCTCGTCCCGCCCCCACACGCGCCCAATTCCGTCTTCAGATAAAGAAAACTTGTAGTCATCCTTCAAGGGTGTTTCTGCCCAAAGAATTTCTTCAAATTGTTCAAGAATCTCAGGCATACCAGTCCAAAATTCTTGATACTCCTCAGGAACGTCAAAGACTTCTTTCTTCAGGAACATCTCCATACAGCTATGTATCGCAGTACCACGTTCTGCTGCAGCTTCTTTCACACCAGGGTTCGATTTTGCCCACATCTCTAACTTCTTCTTATTGGCTTCAGACGCTGTCTCAGAAATAATGGTAGTAACAGAAGCAGCTGGACCCGTTTGGAACGGTGTTTCATAATGGCGTTTACCATTAATAACAACACGTGCAGGCTTTGTATTTAACTGAAGAAATGACTCTGGATCTTCATTATAAAGTTCGTATACAGTTGCTGTTTTATCCGTATCAACCACAGTGAGTTGTGTATATTAATTTTATTGTAGCTTAAAATTAATGAAAAGCTTAGATCTTATTGCCGTGCCAGTTATGGTACAAGGCGAAAAATTAGTACGGCATTTTAAAACAATTGATGTTCCTGTCAAGCGTTACTATATTCTTGATAATTCAATGAGCGTAGATCCATCTGTAGATGAAGCTATTGATCTCATTTGCGACTCAAAACCAGATCACATAGAAGAAATTGTTGTCGTCAGTAATAATCAGAACTCAGGATACCCTGGAGCGGTCAATCAAATTATCCGTGACAATACTGATTGTAATCATTGGATTGTAACTGGCTTTGACTGGTGGGTAGCAAAAGGTCAATATCAAAAGCTACTAACCACTAATTTTAAAGATGGTGTTTTTCTAGGGGTAGGGATCGACGATATGTGTGGATTTATTTTTACCCCAAGTCTTATTGAGAAAGTGGGATTACTAGATGAGAATTTTTTCCCTGGTTACTATGAAGATAATGATTATAAACGTCGTATTCAGTTAGCTAATGCTGACGTATTGCATTGTCCTTTATACAATACTCACGAAAGATCTAGTACTTTAAATAGTTCAACTGAGTTTAAAAAGAAAAATCAGTATACATTTCACAAAAATTATGAGTATTATGTAGAAAAATGGGGCGGTACTCCTACCCAAGAAAAATATGCAACTCCGTTCAACAAAGGATTACCCATCAACTACTGGGCGTTCAATCCCTCACGTCGAGAAGAACTCCGTTGGTGAAATCGTTTTATTAAATCTAGGCGTTCAGCCTTTAGTTAATAATTTATGCAGATCTGAACAAGCTGCTTTAAATGCAAAAAAATATCAACTTTGCGCAACCATTGACGAAAATTTATTAATTAAACTCAATACAATTATTCCCAGTGACGAATTATATAAAGATTATCTTTACACCTCTGGAGTAAGCATGCCTTACATTCAACACTGCCGTCAGATGTGGCACAGCATTAAACATCTTCGACATAACACTATTATTGATATTGGTGGTAATGATGGCACTTTGCTTGAAGCATTCCAATCACAAACTGAAGATAAATTAAATTTGTATAACGTTGATGCTAGTACATCGTTTAAAGAAACAAATGAAACCAAAGGTATTAACTATGTAAATGATTACTTTAATAAAGATACCGATGTACCCAAGGCAGATCTTATTACTTCAACCAATGTCTTTCAGCACACGCCAGATGCTGAACGATTCGTGGAAGGCATTGCAGAAAAATTAGATGGCACCTGGATTCTTGAGTTTCCTTATACATTACGAACAATTCAAACTTTACAGTTTGATCAGTTTTATCACGAACATTATTATTACTGGATGGTCAAGCCATTAAAAAAACTACTTGCCAAACACGGTTTAAATATTTATCACGCAGAAGAAAATGATATCCATGGTGGCACAATGCGTTTATGGATTACAAACAAAAATGTTTATGCTAATACAGAAACAGCAGAAAAATTTATCAAAGAAGAAGAAGAGTTTGACTATCGATGTTTTTATAGTCAAGCTTTTAAAAAAATTATTGAAGATACAGTTTTTATTAATAAATTACAAGGTAAAACTGTTTACTTTGGTGCAGCAGCCAAGGGTTGTGTTTATTTAAATGCACTGCAACAAACATCAGAGAAAGACACCTATGTTGTTGATGACACTCCAGGTAAACAAGGTTTATTTGTTCCTGGTACGGGCATGCAAATCAAAAGCAAAGAATTTATGTTAGAAGATAATCCAGAAAATGTAATTATTTTGGCTCATAATTTTGCTGGTTTTATTACAACTAAATTACGTCGTGACGGTTACAAAGGAAGAATCATTACAATGATGCCAGACATCTACATCGACGAAGCACAGGATCATCAATGAAATATGCTGTCTTTTATCACGTTTTCCCAGGAGATAATTGGGAAGAAATGTACCTGGAACAACTTGGCTCACTTTTAGCAAGTAAACTGTATGAACAACTGGATCATTTGCACATTGGGTTTAACGGCAGCCTTGACTTACTGTCTCTTCCAGATAAAGCTATTGCGAGCGAGAATCAGAATAAACAAGAGGAAACAGATACATTAAAAGCATTGTATCAGTGGTGCAAAAAAAATCCTGATTCAGCTGTGCTTTACATGCACACTAAAGGTGTATCACGCCGAACACAATATACAGATGACTGGCGTCATCTAATGGAATTTTTTTGTATCCATAACTGGCAAGAATGTATTACTCATTTAGTACTGGGTGCAGATGAGAATACACCACCATCTGATCTTGTTGGTATTAATTGGCAAGAACAAACATCAATGGGATACCATCCTCATTTTTCTGGTGGTTTTTGGTGGGCAAACTCTGATTATGTAGCAGGCTTATCAGAAGAATATTTAGAACATCCAAATCGTTATTGGCGTGAGTTTTGGATTGGAACAGGCAAACCAATTGTTAGTAATTTATGGGAAAGTCATTTAAATTGTGTAGATAAAGCAATGCATTACACTCAATCGTATTCTAAAAAATTGTATAGTAATACGTATTTAAACGAACAAAAAATGAAAAGACAAGCTAATTGGGATAAACCTGATCCAGAACTTTCTAACTTATTAGTTTCACTTAACATCAATGGTTTTGAATCCCCTGGAGGCACCGATAAAAATACTATTCATAACTACACAGGTATTTATTCACAGCTATTAAAACCTTATCGCAAACAACGTGGAACACTATTAGAAATTGGTGTGCAACATGGAGGTTCATCGTTGTTATGGCATGAATATCTTACAGGCTTTAGATTATTTCTTTCTGATATTCAAGATATTGTTCCTGATATTATTTGGGATCAAATGGATCCTGATCGTTATGACTTTTATCAAGGCGATGCATATAACGGTGGAAGTTTAAAATTATTTTGTGATGAATGTGCAGAAGGTTTTGATGTCATTATTGATGATGGACCTCATACTTTGGCATCACAAATCTTTACTGTGTCTCATTACTTTCCAATGTTAAAACCAAATGGTGTTTTAATTATTGAAGATATACAAGATATTCAACATGTTGATGCATTAACTGCAGCATTACCTGAAGAACTGCATCGTTGTGTACAGATTTTTGATAATCGATCTAGCCGTGGTCGTTACGACGATATTATTTGGTCTATAGTTGCACCAGCCCGATAGTCGAAAGGGCTTTAACTTCTAGTACAAGATGTTCACGACGGAACGGTTTAAGGAATACATAGCGAGCTAGTCACTCGCTTTTTTGTTAGTATTTATAAAAGTTAAATAGTATTAGTGGCTAGTCGTAAACATAATCTTAAACATCGATATGGCATTACCGAACAAGAATATGATGAGATGCTAGTTACACAAAACCATTGTTGTAAAATTTGTAATTGCAAGCCAATTAAACCGTTGTATGTAGATCACTGCCATGCAACAAATAAAGTACGTGGTTTGTTATGTCACAAATGTAATGTTGCCCTGGGCCATATGAATGATGACCCAAAGCAATTATTGAATGCAATTGAATATCTTAGTTCTTGCGTAGCGTAGCTTTAACCATCCAAGAAGATTTAAAAGCATCTTCAATTAATTCACCACAATAATTTTCAATATCATAAGCTTCTTGTTTGGCTGCAAGTTTGGCAACCTTTTTAGAATTCATTCCAAACTCTTCAAGATTTTTATAATAGATATAAAGCATTGAACCACCACCGTATGTATCAACATGGTCAAATTTTTTATACGCACCAAGCAAACCTTTACTGCACATTGGCATCATAAAATCAAGCGAGCGCACGAGTTCTCCGAGTCGATCCAGTTGTTCTTGGTGTTTTTCATATTGTTTCTTGGTGAACTTATGAACACCAAAAAAGTTAGCTTCTTCGTAATTAAAATGAATCAGATGCGACTGCAACATCAGTTGAGCTGCCTCGCCCGCAAGGTTGATCAGTTCATTGGCCAATCGACTTACGGGTTCACGCTTACTCTTGGGCTGTGGATCATTGGTTACTGGATCCTCTTGCCCCTGCAGAGCCTGATCAGGTTGCTCCAAAGAGATTCCACTATACATAGCCCAGTTAGTTTATTATTAGCTTCTATTCTACTGAACTAGATATGGAAGAACTTATTAAATTGTTAATCAAGAATGAAGACGATTATTTTGTGTTGCCACATTACGGTTTAATTTCCGATTGGTATCAACGTTACTGGCAACTACATGAAGCTGTAGCAAAACATATCGAATATAATGAGTATTACATACCAGACAACATAGAAAGAGATTGAATTTATCGCAAAAAGAAAAAGTCCTTTTAAGTTTTTTAGGGGTTATTTTTGCGTCACAATTGTTTTTCTTAGGGCATACAGTCTTTTACTGTACAAATAATGGAGGATTAAAAGCCTGTCCTGAAATAGGAAAAAGATTAGAGATGACCTTTGCTGGGCAAGTAGCTACTGTTTTAGCTTTAATCACAAACATAGGAACCGGGAGATCAACCAAATGAATCCATTAAAACAATATAAAAAATTACAAGCACTTAATGTAAAAGCTGAGCAATGTTTATCACGCGAAGAAGCTCAAGAAGTTATTCGCAAAGCAGACAAAGCTCACTGTAAACTTGCCTTTGCTTCTTACTATGGATCAATATACAAAAGATAATTGGGAAAAAATTAAAACCCACCTAGAGTCGGTGGGCAAAACAGATAACATGTTTTATCAAAGAGCCAGTGCAATCACAGCAAATCAGAAGGACCCTCTGGAGCAGCACCCGTCACTAACCATTGAAACTCCTGAAGAGCTTTAAGTTCGTTTTGATGCCAGGCCATTTGTTTATTGATTGCTTTATTTAAAGCATCATAAATTTCTAGGCCTGTAAATTGTTCTGTAGCGCCACAAAGAACGTCTTCAAAATCAAGCTCTAAACGTTCACTGTCAATCATGTAGGGTTGCCATGAACTGTTCTTGTTGTTTGGTTTCCTCCATCTCAATAAATTTTTGAATAGCTTCTTTGCGATCAAAAAACATTTGACGGCAAGTGGGACCTGCTTCGTTGAGACAAAAGTCATGCCAAAGACCAGTAAATAAACCGTTAGTACGACCAGAGCATTGGTACATATGCTCCATAAAGTCTGCTTTTTGTTGTTCTGCTTTTGCGTCCCAACCGTTTAGATAAGAACTGTCCATTTACTCTCCAAGAACATGAACAGATTTTACATCTGTCAATAAACCATGCACAGTGCCGTCACGCATTTCCCACAAAGCATCTATTAATTCATCATGAATAATTTCTGCAAATTGTTCGGGTGTGCGGCCTTCAAAAGGGTTGTACTCAATTTCAATGTCAACTGTAAAGTTGATCTGAGCAATAGGCTTGGTCACTGATTAAAGAATTAGTTTTTAAAATTATATTACTTATCTAGCAAATGTTCCAGACTATTTACTTTTGCATTTTCATAGTGACCTAAACGTTCTTGAATGATGTTGACGTAGTTAATAGCAGCATCAACAATGTCGGTAGCATCTAAAGAAGAAGACACATGCTCATTAGCAAGCAGGCCAGCCACTAGTGTGGTGACCTGCCATTCAAGCTTGTTACCAATTAACGCAGGAAGAGGTGTACCGCCTTTCGTAAAATGATCGAGGACATAATAAATAAGTTCCTCGTAATTTTTAGAATTCATGGCACACCATTTTTAATCATCCTAACGCAACCTGCATGTAATACCAGTAAGCATTAACTACGTTACTGTGATAACGTTTTGCTTTGGTAAGTTTTAGTTTATGTTCAAGCAAGTTGTCAATTTTGCTTTCGTTGTAAGGAACTTCTTCTCCTTTTTCTAACTCAATTTCTTGTTCATTGATTTCCAATTGAAGATCAAGATCATTAACTGTTTGTTTGTGGCAATTCATTTTGAGTTCAGCATCTTTGATGTTTTTAGGAGGTTCAAGTTTTTGGTAAAAAGACTCTTGAATACTAGGATGATGTTTGATCCAAGAGGATTCGAGATTTGATTGCATAGTTTGATACGACTTTGACTCCTGGGGGAAGTAGTTGACCTTCTTTGTGGGCGTTGAAAATGGCATCAGGATTGGGTATCGTTTCGGTTTTGACCTTTTGATCGGTGTGCAGAACATTGCCAGCAATGTCTGTACAGTTAGTTAGCGTAGTGGTCTTTTTAACCATAGCGTATTTACTACGTTCGTCAGCGGACCAGTCGTCAACTGAGCTAGAAATTTCTAGCTTGTCTTTGATAGGTGAAATAGTAAATTCATAATCTTTACCAGTTATTTTATTTTCTTTTGCGTGTCCTCTTCGTCGCAACTCCATAAGCATTGAGCGCATGGAATTAATTTGTGATTGATGATGCTTGATTGCATCATTGATTTCATCTTTAATTTGTTTACCACGCTCTACTGCAGCTTCGTTCTTTTTGATGTGATAGTAAACGCTATCAATTTTTCTAGAGCGGAACCTGGAGCAGGCCTCAAGCTCAGCAAGGACCAGCTCCTTGGAGTCAGGACCAATAAGGTCAAGACTGCTTTGCAGGGCAACATGGTGGTTAAACAGCTCAAATGTATTGAGTGTATTCAATTTGGTTGGTGTGAGTTGTTTCATTGGATTCAAAAGAAAGAAGTGACATAGTTAATAGCAAAAGCACAGACAGCTCCCATGGCTGCATAAGCAACCTCACGAACTAAATCTGATGCAATACCAAAGATAAAACTAAACATGAAATGAAATAGGAATGAGAGTAAACGCTAGGACTTACGCAGTGCTGCCTAGTTTTTCTTGTCAAAGAAAGGTTTGAGTTGAGTTAAAGCTGGAGCTGGAAATGGTACAAATTCATTTTCAAGCATAGCGTCAAAGAGACTCCACGCATCATGCTGGCAATACTTCATATCTTTCTTATAGATTTTCCATTTGTTAATTGGAGCCATTTTGCCAGATGTTGTATATAAAATCTGAAACTGTCCAAAACTTTCACCTTCTGCTGGTGGTGCATAAGACCAAGCAGTAGCTTTTTCAACAATGCCTGAACTATTACTAAGCAATGCTGAACGTTTAGATAAAAACTCTCGGTAGCGATTAATCCAAGTCAAATGTTTACAAGTTGGTTCATAACCAGGTATTTCTTTTTGTATTTCTTCAAGTGATTGTTTTTGTTGTAGAAAAGAACCACATGAACAGTAAGGAGATAGATCTGGCTCTTGTGCTATTTCATCTGAATCATCTAAAGACAAAGGAGGAGCTGGCAACACAACACCATCAGGTGCAACCAAATAACCAAAACCATAATCTGGATTAGCCAAGAAAGCTTTTATACCTTCTTCATTTTCAATTAATTGAAGTTTGTCACCCCAACGTTGCTGCATAATTGCTTGAGGTAATTTGTATGACCCTTGGAATTGATAGTTCCAACCTTTGTATAAGACATAACAATTGTTACGCCAAAAACTAGGACCTCTTAAATCAGGTCCAAGATAAGAAAAGAAGTCAGGACAACGAGAACGAAAATCTTTGAATGCTTCTTTAATAGGACGTTTATCAAATAATTTTTCTGCACCATCGTTGTAAACAACAACAAGGTCATCATCGTTTAGATACATACCTGATATATCTGTATCATCAAAATCAATGAAAGCTCTTCGTATATTTGAATACGAATAGATTAATCTTTGGCCTGAATTAAGTTGTTCAATTACTGTAGTCATGATTAGAATGAAATGAATTGATTTAAATAAATGTTGAGTTTTGATTCGAGTCCAGAAGAAGAATTCTGGAAGGTCAAGATGACCCGTTACATCGAAGATTGTAGCTCAATGGATGAATTAAAACAGATTGCGACCATGCTTGTCAAGCTAGCCGCAACCCGTCAGTGTGTAATTAAAGGTCTAGTAAAAGATTCACTAGACCGTATGGAATCAGAACTTGGCGTCAGCTCCATGTGAATCCCGAACAGGTGCAAGCATCTTGTCTGGGATAGAACTTTCTAAAGCATTATTAAAAGATTCAGGCATCATGGGAGGCATGATTCCCAGAGGTGTAATCTGTACACCATCTGCAATGTTGATAAAACTATTGCCGTCTGTGTAACGACTCATCATTCCAATTGCATACTCATCTTGACGTTCTTCTTTGGTACGTTTCATTAGATCGTCAGGAATAATATGACTATCAAGAGAAACCTTAGCGGCTTCTTGTCCTTGGTCATACAGAGGACGTTCATAATCAAAAGCAGTAACTGCTGTTGACTGATTGTTACCCTGACCTACATCTTTCAACTCAAGGTGAGGTTGGAAAATGTATTGAGCAAATGCGTCATAGTTAGCAGGACGCTTCGGAGTTTTCGTAGCAGCTGCAAGTGCAGAGCTAACGTCATCTCTGAATGCTTTTAACTGATCACGGAAAGATGCACCCACTGCACCTTTGATACTAAGAATCAAAGGAAGATCATGGCAACGTTGACCATAACCACTCATGAAATACACATAGTACCAAGTACGAATGGTGTGATCTTTTTTATTCTCGTTGTAAAGATCCCACAGCATATTGACTCTACCTGGATCAGATTGATTATCTGCAGGATTAAATGAACCAATGATAACTGCTTTGTTAGCACCAGTTTTTTCATCTACTACATTCTTTTCAAGTAGACCAGCGGTTTCAAATACAATTTGAAATCTTGGTTTAGTAAAAAGAATTCCTGCATTTGGTTTATCATTACCACCAAACTTTTGATTGTAAGGTTGAATGAATGAACCAGGCTCAAGATCATCTGCAGAAGCTTTCCATGCACACTTAATTAGATCTTCTTGCTTAATAAACAAACCACCTGCATCACGAGAATGATTACGGTCGTTTGGTTTGTTGAGTGCAATGATTTGCCCTGGAGTTGGAGCAGCTCCTACAAATTCTGGTTGTGTGAGATGTAGAAAAGAATCAAGTGAACGTGGCTTTGAAGCTTTTTGAATTTGAATTGAAGATGTTTCAGGAAACAGACTCATCGCAATGGATTTGTCTGCTGCTTTTGCGGGTGTCATAATGTCCGTCGGACTAGTGTGGATATCTGGGACTTATCTCAAAGGAGTGCCCAGATGCGGTTAGTGTAGCTCAGAATGGGTCTTTGTCAGTAGGAAGAGGCGGTAATGTTTGAGGAACGTTTAGGTCACTATGAAAATGCGATGTGTCATCAAGTGCAGAGCTAACGTCCCAAGGTTCTGCAATTGCCATAGGTTTTGCAGGAGCTGCTTGTTGTGATTCAAGTACTTGACCCTTTGGTGTAGCAATAGCTGCTTGATGCGGTGATTCGGCCATTGATTCAGCAGTGCGTCCACCCCATAATGTCTTAGGTTGAGAATCACTATTGATTGTTGTTGCAGGCTTAATTGTTGTAGCTGTTGTATTTGATTTAGGAGCCAATGTTACTTGTTGTAACTGAATATTAGTCCTGGTTCGATCTTGTTTCTTGTCATGATCAAACCATCCACTAGTAACTAGTTGTCCTCTAATGGTAATACCTGTTCCTTTTGGTGCTGTATTAGCAAGAAATTCTGCTAACTTAAAACGATCATCAGCTTTGTTAATTGCACAAAGATTAAATAAATCTGCCTGCTGATTACCACGGCTTACGGTAATACTGGTGTTTGCAATTATATATTGATCAGTAACTACATATGATTTTGAATTATTTTGATCAACTGGTTTTGCCATACGACCAGTAAGAAGGACTGTGTTGTAGATGGGAAAAGAATCATCAACAATGGCTGGGTTGCCACCATGAATAGAATGCTCTTGTGCATCTAAATCATGTTGAAGTTTTGCACCATGAATAAACAAACAAGTACCTGAAGTGATCAATGAACGCCAACGGCTTTGATCTTTATAGATGTGATAATAAAGTTCTGTTGGTCGCTTGGAAGCACTAAGAGGAGGTAACTGCACTTTTACCTTTAATGCAGTCCGAGAAGAATCTAAATAGATTTCCGTGGGATTTTCTACTGCTTGAGCGCAAACAAAAACTTGATTCATGGTTAGTTAGAAATGAGATCGAATACCTGGGGCTTACATCTTAAGAATGCCCAGCGATCAATGTGTATCGTACCAGGTGTATCCGGTTTTGGCATCGCCTTCAATCTTACATTGAAAATTAAATGTGTTGCCAGCTACTGGAAAAGCATTTAGTACTAATTGAATGATGTCATTTTGAATTCCAGGCCTACAACTAAGCTGGATTTCATCATGAATCATTCCATGTTGATGCCAATCAACACCATAAATAAAACCAGCTTTGTTTAAATTATCATGAATATTTATTACTACTTGTTTCATGAGAACAGCACCACAAGATTGAAGTAAAACATTTAAAGCTTTGAAGTCAGATCGACAATACAAAGGACGACGATCTAAACCAAGAAGATAACCACGAGCAATTAAATTTTCGGCTAGTTTTTGTTTTAATTTTTGAAGAGCTGGCACACCAGTCATGAATGAATAAATAGCATTTTTACCAAGTTGTTTTAATGTTTCTGGATTTTTTTCGTTTGGATCTACAATGCTTCCTGCCTTAAGAAAACCAGCTCCATAAAGTACTGCATAAAGAAGTCTCTTGCTTATGTCTCTAGTTTCAACACCAAACTTTTCTTGGTTATATATATGAATATCTACTGAATCGTCAGTAACCATTTGCCCATATTCTCCGCCATCCCAGAATGCCAAATACCCAGCCAAACAACGTAGTTCCAAGGCTTTAGCATCAGAACCAATAAGGATCCAGTCGTCAGGAGCATGGAATAAGGAACGGCATTCTTTGCCATATGGACTATAAGCAGCGGGAATTTGAGCTGTATTTGGATTCCGGTGACTACAGCGCCCAGTAATACAACCATTAGTAACCACGTCGCCGTGAATGAAACCGTCAGGAGAGACAAGTTTGATCCATGCATTGTTTCCATCTTTGATTTGACCTAATCTTTTTTTAAGAAGCATGTATTCTGACAGAGGTTTAGCCTCTGGATACGGAAGTTTTTCTAAGACATCATCATTAAGAATGGGATTACCTTTCTCAGTACGAGTCTCTGGAATCCAACCATATTTTTTATGAAGACGATCAACTATTTGTTGTCTTGAACCAGGGTTGAATTTTTCTGTACGTGTTTTGCAGAAAGGTTGCCCTTTGATATAACCACGTTTTGCATTGTTAACCTTTGGTGTAAACCATTCCTCATGAGTTATAGGAGGAAATAATTCACATAATTGATTTTCTAATATTCTTTTTCTATCTTCAAGTTCATCCACAAAAGTAAGAGCTGCATCAATATCAAAAGGAAAACCTGATCTGATTTGTCTTTCAATGCACGAGGCAAAAATGTGCTCAAGTTCCAAACAGGAATGAGCAATGTTTTGTTTTTGGATGTGTTGGAATAACTTATAGGTAACGTTAACATCTTGTACACAGTAGGACAACATCTCTTCAGAAAAAGAGGTGAAATCTTTAAAGTCAATTTTGTAGTCGGATAGTCGATATCCCCAAGCTTTGAGTGAAGCCGACCCTTTGAGTCCACCTGGCACATGTGTGTATGCATTTGTATCTGACTCAAATAGTTTTTCTTTTGGCCAGATGAGTCGTGTGCAAATGAGTGTGTCGATGACATGTTGTTTGTCTAAAACAAAAGATGGTTTTAATTTTTGTAAGACAGGAATGTCGTAAAAAATTATGTTATGACCGATAAGTACATCAGCGTTGTTGAGATGCTCAATAGCACTGTCAATAGCGTCAGGCCTATAAGTAATAGTTTTGTTTCGCGTGACATCGTGAATAACGATGCAGAAGATTTCGTTAACATCATCATAAAGTCCGTTAGTTTCTAAATCAAATACATACCATTTTTCAACAGAAGAATCTGGCTTCAGGCTCAACGGAAAGATTTTGTTTGCCAAGTTTTGCATCGTTTTCATTAATCCAGTTGAGTATATTCACGGCACCTGTTTTGGTTGGTGAACAAAAAGCTTTTGAAATTTGAGAGTCAGTTGTGATTGGAATTAAACTGAAACAATTTTTTTCTGTATCAGGAGTAATTGCATGTGGAATTCCTTTTAAATAAGTAGTAATTAAATACGACACAAAAAAATAAACGGGACATGTAAATAATACATATCCCGTCTAAAAATGCAAGTATTCACTTGGAATATCCTGTCCAGGTTCCCTCACGTTTGCGCTTGGAAAGTGCTTCAGAAGCTAACGATCCTTTGCGCTGAACACCATGAACTAACAATGCAAATGGTTTGTCACCAAAACAATGACTGTCATCATGGTCAATCTCAAGATTAAGGTCAGCAGCTTCTTGTTCTGTATAAACTACATGAGCGATTCGCTTAAATACATGGGCGTACTTGGCGAGCAAAGGATCGAGATTACCACCAACTGAAGCAGTGAGAAAGAAGTTAGAAGGAATGCGATCAATCGCAGTGAGCCAGTATGTGAGTTGTTTGGTGTAGGCATAGAACTTGATGTCAGGGTGTTGACGAGCAACTTCAAGCCAAGCATTGAAATAAAGCTCAGACCAGAAGTCACCTGATTCGTGGATGCGACAAAGGTTATATTTAGTACGGCCTTTATTATGTTGCCAAATACCGTAAGCAATTGTATCTTCTAATGCACCTTGTGGATCTTGGACGCCTTCACCATAAATTGTTTCTTTAATGGCGTCCCAGTTATGCCAGCGTGCATCACGGCATTGTTTACTGCGTGCTTCTGACATTGCAGCAAAACATCTGTACTCCTCACCAGTAGCATGAGATGATTGTGGCAGATCACGAATTTGCCCTGTAGCACGATCAGCAAATGTTTTACAATGACCAGCATTAGGACAAGTGTATCCAGCTGGTAAAGAAAAGATCAAACGTTTGCCAAGCTTGGCATTGCCTTTTGAAAACTTTAATGTGTGCATGAGATGAAATGAGATGGGATAGCCTGGGACTTACACAGTGTGTGACCCCACACTGATGCCCAGTTTAATTAACGATGGCGCAAAACTAATTTTGCATAATGTATTGCAGCATCATTGATAAATTTTTCAATAGGAAGCTCTAGACATTTAGCAGCTGCTGTAATTTGAGCTGCTTCATCTTGTGTGTATTCAGCAGACAACCTAATGCCAGCTTTATTTTTTCGTTCAAGGATCCAGTTGTCAAACCGACTACGACGAGCTTGGGCTTCATCTAATTCTGATGAAGTTGCAGAATGAAATTGGTTTTCAGGGAGCATGAAAAATTGTTTTAGGTTAGGATAGTAGAACGTTCACCCCAAGTGTGGGGCGCAATTCACCAGACAGGGAACGGGGTCTGGGTTTTAGCGGAGGACATCATGTCTAACAAGACACTCACTTATCGTGGCGTCAAGTACGAACAAACAAGCCCAATGGCATCTTGGATGCTGAATGAAAGACTGCGTAGGCAACGTGAAGAGTTTGAAAAGAAACTTGATCAATTGCGTATGAAAGGCGAAGTAGTTTAAACCCAAGGCCAACCAAGTTCAACGTCAGCTTCCCAGATACCCGGATCAATTGGTCGTTGACTTACATACAAACCAAACAGGCGTTTCATTTCTTCTAATGAGATGCCTGTTTCTTTTGCTATGACAGCTACGTTGGTCTGTCCTTTGTAGATAAGATCAAGAGCATCTTCCAAAGAGGTTACAGTCTTGTGCATCAGGAGTCATGTACTCTGGGATATCAAAATCACAACGGTCATTTTCTTGGTGATAATGCTTACAGTTTAAACATACAATTGCTTTCTTGTTTAAATATTTTTTAGCTTCTATTTCAGGGAGTTCAATTGTTGTAACACGATAATCACAAGCCTGACATTGTTTTCGTCGTCGTCGATTACCATTACCATTCAATCTGCTTTCAATAACTTTTAGGAAACGCTTCCCACAATTGGGACACTTTTCCATAATGGATTCTCTTGCAGCTTTGAGTTGATCTGTAGTTGGCATTACAAAAGGTTTACGATAAAAAATACCCATGCATTGTCGTGAACAAAAATTTTTAAGGCGTCCACGTTCTATGTTTGCTTTGTGCAACCACTTTGAACGCTTAAAAATTTTTCCACAACAGTCACATTTCAATTGAAGTTCATTCTTATTTAAGAGAGTGTGTCCCACATTGCCTCCGAAATAATGGGGAATTGTTCCTTAAAAATTGTTTTGCATTGTTCTGCGATTTCTTTATGTTCTAGTTGTGTGCCATTAGCTGTTCTAAGATCAATGTAATGTAACCATGAACGGAGAGTTCCATTCATGTACATCTTGGTTGGAGCATTAGGAAGCACTGCACGAGCACATTCTTTTGCAATACCATCACTTATCATCTCTTGATAAAGATGTTCAGCATCTTCAAAAAGAATGCTTATGCGTCTGTAATAATCAGCAATGCGTGGTTTGCCCAGCTTTTCACGTAAATCATCATGAGAATCTTGACGATTTTTTGGATCTTGAGAACGGAGTTGAGGAACTAAAGGACGACCAATTTCATTGGTGTTGGCATAACGTTGTGAAAATTCTTGGAATGAGAAAGATCTATGTCGCAGTATCTGTGGGCTGATAGTGCGTGTAGTGTGAATCTCTAAACACATATTGGCCATCTCAAATGGTGACCAATGATTTTGTTTGATGAGATAGCGAAGAAGCCGTGGACCGGTTTCCATGTTGTTTTCATTTTTTGGCGCAGAGACACGAGCAGTACGCACGATCATTCGTTCAGCTTCTTCAGTACGCCAGACTAAAGAAACACAATGTGGTTTGAGCATGGCTGAGTTCAATTGATTTTCTCTTGTTTATTCTGTACAACAGCATCAACCGTTTCCTGATCTGGAGCCAAAACAACACGCATTGTCATATGCCATTCAGAATGATAAGAAGAATCCCATTTAATTTTGAGCCAAGGCATTAATGCACCTCTAGCATTTGATTTGTATTCAATTTGTTGAATAACACCAAGCTTTGTACGTGGAGGCAATGGGCTTTTAAATCCACTTATGTCAGTTGATTTGTGCATAACACGATCACCAACATTGAATTTGGATTGAGATTTTCTGCGTGTCATAAGAATTTGAAAAGCAAAGAAAAATCCCAGTTACTACTCGACAAGTAACTGGGACAAACACCCCTCGAACAGATCGGTTACCAAGCGATCTGGCTAGAGGTTAAACAACAGAAGCAGTAGCGTCAAGAGTTTCTCCTGATGCTGCGTTGATTTTGTCGAGCATTGAACACATAATTGTTGCATGTTCTTGCGTCTTTGCCATGAAAGCATTGACACGTTCTGCACTCATTGTGTGAACAGTACCGTTTGTTTCTTTGTAGGCCCAACTGCCATCAGGTTGAGGTTCACCGTTTTCGATAGCAAGACGCTCGTTATTGCGAACGTATTGAATCTGAAGGTTGTGAAAATCAGTGAGGCCTTCTTGGTCAATCCAAGTCAAGCCAACGTTGTAGCGTTGATCTGAATCCATGTAACCATGAGGCTGAGGAATCAGATGTTTGATTGCACCGAACATGATAAGAAATGAGTTGAAAGTGAATGTGGTAGGAGCGGCGGGACTTGAACCCGCACGACCATTACTGGTCAACAGATTTTAAGTCTGCAATGTCTACCAATTCCATCACGCTCCCAAGAAAATAGGGCTTACGCCTAACGCAACAAATAATGTTACTCGGCTGCCTAGTAGATTAGTCTTCTTCGTCTAGTTGCCAGTCAAGATCAAGGTCTTGAACATAGCTAAGTAGATCTAAAGGACTACCCAAGGTCGGTGGAGGATCGTCGCCAAACATAACTTCAAACCCTGCTGAGCAAACACCAGGGCCATGCTCTTCAGGCGAAGCAAGATCTGCTGGGTGATAGATTGCAGCCTTGGTAAGACGCATGTCTTCAACCATTGCAGTGACGACATAATGAATTGATTCATCAGTAACAAGATCCTCCTCAAGATCAATGATGTTGATTACAGCCATGATTATTTGGAGGGACGGATGGTAAGTCGTTTGGTCAACTCATAGCCATAGCTATGGACACGTTGCTGAGGAGAAGAAAAGATCCCAGTAGGACCATACTTCTTAAACAGCTCAGGCCATGTGTCAATAATGAGTTGCTGATTATCTGGATCAGCTTTCGCATAAGCTACTGCAAGAGCAGAAGCAAAACTACCACCATAAGCTTCCATCCGTTCGATGGTTTCATGGATGAGTGGATCATTGTGTTGAGTCATGAGATGAAATGGAATGAACAACAGAAGTCTAGGACTTACATGCAGGGTAAGCAATGCCTAGATAAAGTATTTACTTAAAGGTATATAAGTACTCTTGGTGGCCCCTCAGGGGGTGCAGGGGGGTTTATTATTTCTTAATGAATTGAAGTTATTCGTCGTCAGACCACATGTCAGGTTTACGATTGTGTTCTGGTAGATCAGAAGTTCTGAGGTCTGGCCAATCACACAGTTTGATTCTACGTTTGCTGACGCCGGTTCCGGGGATCGCCACAGATCCCAGGATACCGGAGCGTCCTGCATTTAAGGTGAATTGGAATGGTCCAAGCTTTACGGATTTGCCGAAAGACTGTACACCATTTTCAGTGATGTCAAAGCCACCAATTGTCTTGCGAAAGTTGATGGCACTACGTTTCTTAGCCATGAGTTTGAATTAAATTGAATGAGTTTGATCAAGCGGACATTTGTTTTTCGATAGCTACCAACCATGCGTCAACCCAATCTAGGGCATCATCAACACGATTCATAGCTTCGTAATATTCAGTTTTAGCTTGAATCCAAGTACCATCAGCTATTGTCTGGAAGTCTCGAGGATGAACCGTAAGAACTCGTAATCCTTTTAAAGCTTGAGTAAGTTTTACTCTTGCTTCACTGAATTCCTCATAGAGTGTTTCGGCTGAAGTACCATTGAGATTGATCTTTGGTGTGGTGAATTTAGTTGTCATGATTCAGGATGGAGCTGAGTGTAAATCTGTTGCGTGTTGCGATGGAGTGAGTTGATACGCATGAAGTTTGCTTCAAGCCATTCATGCAGTGCAGTCTCAATGACCTGGTGCGGATCGACTTCAAGTACTTCTGCGAGTAGTTCAACCATAGACTGATCAATGCCAGTTGTTGGTTTCACTAAATACTGTTGAGGTTGTGCCATGGGTGATAAGTTTTCCTTATACTTTGGAAGGTTATTTCCAGTACATTTGACGGAGGTAGTACCAAAGAGTACTCTCCTTCCATGTACATCCTGGATGTTCTGATAAAGCTAAAACAGCTTCTTCAAGATCTTTGGAAGAACCATTGGAGTATGTCACAGACCAAGCCATGTCTTCCATCCGTTGCCATAATATTTTGGCTTCAGGACTGAGACTTGATTGTCTTGGTATCTCACGAGCTTTAGCTTCGTAATACTCGCCATAAACATCTTTGACTGTGTCCATAAAATAATTTGAGTAAATAATAAAAAGCCTGGGACTTACGCATGATAGCTGCCCAGGATTAAATCAGATTAAACAAAGTAGATTTAACCAGGAATCAGGATGATCTGGTTCTACCTCGTCATCACCTGGTGTATAAGCTACTGATCCAAGGCAGTAGTCTTCGATGTCTTCTTTGCACGGGACTTCGTACCAACCTTCGAGACTGTCCGGGTCTTTTGTTGGGATCCAGTAGCACCAGAGTTTGCCTTTCTTGTCTTTGCTGATGCTGCCATTGAGCGGCGGCTTGTTGCAAGGTTTGGCTCTGTCGTAGGTAACTTCTGCTTCCCACTGCTCAAGGTATTCTTCCTCACTGAACTTTTCGTATCCTGTGAGGGCTTGAGCAATGGCGTAGGTTTCTGGAGAAAGAGACATGAGATCAACTCTGTAATGATGATTGAACTGATAACAATGATGTGCAAGATGACATCATCGTTTGTGTCATTCTTGGTGGTAATCGGCATCACCTGATACCTCCTCTGACATAAGTTCTTGCATCAGCTGTTCTTGCTCATTAGCAATATCGTTAAGAACAAATAGCTGATCTTCTGTGTATTCAGTTTTAACAGCTGCGTCACGAAGACGTTGCTGTTCGAGTAACCAGGTTTTGATGAGAGACATAGTGTTTGGAATGTTGAATTGAATAGATGTAATTGTCTGGGACTTACGTAGTCTCGTTGTTCCTAGTACAGGACGAATGTATTGAGACATACAGCCCAGAATAGTTCAGTACTCTGATGGAAACATAACTACTGTGTTGCAGCAGTCAGGATCTTGTTGCAATTTGGAATCATGTTGCAGATATGAAATGATCCAGATCTTTTCTGGTAGACCTGGCCATGTGTAAACAGACATGATACGACCAAATTCAGCCTCCTTATCTTTGTTATGAATACCGTTGATGATATTCATATTTAACTCTTGATCTTCTCCTGGCAGATCACCCCAATCATCATTGAAGTGACGTTCTGCTAAACGAACAATAACTGCAGGAGGAACAGTGTCACGTACTGTTGGTGTTGTAAGCAACGGACCGAAACACGCACGATCAAGAATCGGAGGAACAACTTTGTTAGCCATTTGAATTGAGATAAGGTGGATGTCTGCGTTGGAAGGATGCGCAGCCCCCTGGCCCATGTCAAACAGATAAATTTGTTAAATTTAAATTGTAATCATGGGTAAGGATGCGTTCAAATGCAGCTAAAACTTTAGCTTTTGAACCTTTTAAATTAAACTCTTTCTTGATGATGGAGTATGCGGTAGGACCACGAGAAGAAATACGTAATCCTTTCATCTCCATCTTTAATCCATTGCGTAACATCAAAAGACGATACTTAGGAATGCTGTCACCAGTGACAACATAACCACCATTGTCGAATGTTTGAACAGTCATAGTAAAATGCAATGTTTTTGGGTGTTGTTAGTCATTAGTCCTTTGCGTGGCGAAGAGCTATGTTCAAGCGCATAAGAATCGCTTCCCAAAATTCTTTGTCTTCCTCTCCGTCATACTGAAGATTTTCTTCAATGTTTTGGGCAATCGCTTGAGCGTCTTCAAAATCAATAAGAACTGACATGAGTTAATTAAAAACAGAGTGGATGTCTGCGTTGGTAGGATGCGCAGCCCCCTGGTAAGTTAACTATTCAATATCGTCATCATTAATAGCTTCAACATAAGTACAGATCATTTCAATTGACATTTGATTCTTGTAACAATCATTGAGACTGTCGTACCAAAAATCAATATTGTCTTCAATAATTAGATCAGAGCAATTACGA